TACTTAAAACTATTTAGTTATCACAATAATATTAGGTAAAATATGACAAATTCTGTCATATAGCAATACCAACACTTTATAAGGATTATGCTTATTAACTTATTGTTTTAATTTATTTATTACGACTGACAAAATTTATAAATGACTGACAAACATTGTCAGTAAATCTGTCCCACCATTGGACAAATTGACTAAATCCGGCGCATGGCATATAATAGATACCATGACAACCGCTAATAAAAAACCAAGGGCAAAGAAGCCGCCGACAGGATTAACCACAATAGAGAATAATATAAATAAAAGTATTAATAAACCATACAAGAAATTAGACCTTTCTAAAGCCATTAAACTATACTTTGACAACGGCGTTTGTGAGGCTGATATAGCCCGCCACTTTAATGTATCCCCCGCCCGCATAAACACCGCCCTAAAGCCCTTCAAAGAATTAATGAAGGATAGCGAAACACTAAGAGCCTTTAGAGAGCATAAGACTGACCTATTGGCTTCTGCCGAGCTTGAGCTGTTAAAAAACATTGTTGATAAGGATAAAGCCGAAAAAGCCAGCTTAAACAATGTGGCCTATGCTTACACAGCTATCCACAATGCCGGAAGGCTTGAGTCCGGTCTTTCTACAAGCAACATCCAGCTTCAATCCGTGAGCCTCGATAGGTACAAAACTGAGATAGATATCACACCGGATAGCTCAGAGCTTTAATAATAGGTATAACAGTTCTGTTTTAGTCACCATTTTAGATAACTCTTTGTAATTTAAGTATAAGTTATTTTACATAATACAGGTTATCGGCAAAATGGCTTAAATATCGTTTACATCCGGTATATAAACAACCCCTTCTTGGGATGACTTTGGTTAACTTTCACCACCGCATAGAATAGCCATAGAAGCCATTCTTGTGTTTTTGAGGGTATTTTTTTGGGCAGCTCCAGAACCCCACATGGGGTGGGGGGTTGGAAGGCTCAAGAAGAAATAGCGTTAAGACAGCTCGACAAGTACGCAAAATATAAAGGGTTTTCTCTACGCTTGACTTCTTGTGTAACTTTTGGTAACATTGTAACTATGGATGAGTTATATTATGTGCAAGAACCAATGAAATGTTGCGCATTGTGCGTGTTTAGTTATCTCACTGCGGAGGATGTGATATTTTGCAGTTATGGGAACGAGCAGGTGGATAAGCTGGTATTATGCCCGAGGTATTTTTGTAATTTATGGCGATTGATTTTATAGCACATCCAGATATAGCGTTGTATAAGTCAAGGTATGACAAGAATCCCGAGAAGTATAAGACTTATTATAGGAATAACTATGAGCAGGTATTAGCTGATATTGCTGACAAGAAGGTTAAAGATAAGGATTATTACAGGGCGTTGGTGTTAGATGACTTATGGTTTATAGTGTATTTTGTGATGGGGATAGAGAAGGCTAATCATCCATTTGTTGTGCAGGTATGTAATGAGATACAGGAAGGCGATGATAGTTATACACTTGATGTTTGGGCGAGGGAGCATTTTAAGTCCAGTATTCTAACTATTGCTGAAACTATACAATATCAACTTAAGTACCCAGATAAAGCGACAGGAATATTTAGTTATGTAGCTCCTGCCGCAAAGAAGTTTCTATTTGAAATCAAGCAGACATTTGAAAATAGTGAGATATTACAGGCTTGTTTTCCGGATGTGGTTTGGAGCGCAAAAAACATAAAAGACGCTCCAGTTTGGTCGTTAGATGCGGGTTTAGTGTTAAAAAGAAAGAGTAATAGAAAAGAGCCTTCAATATCTGCTTATGGATTAACAGAAGGTATGCCGACAGGATTACACTTTGATAGGATGATATTTGATGATGTTGTAACTGAGGATATAGGTCAGTCTATAGAGATAATGGAGAAGGTTAAGACAAAGTTTGACTCTGCACAGAATTTAGGTACAGAAGGGGGAGTGCATAGAGTAATAGGTACTTTTTATCACTACGAAGACCCTCTGATGTATATTAAAAACAAAAAAGACGCTGATGGTGTTCCTGTGTATAAGTGCAGATTAAAACCTGCGACTGTGGATGGTACGCCTTCAGGAGAACCTGTATTACTTAGTCAGGAGAGATTAGATAAGCTAAAACATACTAAGACATTTTTTGCACAGCAGTTATGTAATCCTACTCCGGTGGGGACACAAAGGTTAAACCCTGAGTTTCTTAAAGAAGTAAATAATAAGTTTATTCCGTCTAATATAACAAAGGTAATGGTAATAGACCCTGCTGGTGGGTCAGGCAAAGGTGATTCTTGGGCGATATTAACAGTTGGGATAGAAGCTACACAAGATGATATAGGTGCGTCAAATATTTACATCTTAGATGCTTGTATTGAACCTATGACGGATTCAGCAGCCATTGACCAGATAGTTAGGATGTACTTAAACGGTGGACATATAACAAGTATAGGGATAGAGAAGGTAGCTTTATCTACTACAGAGATTCATGTATCTAACGCTTTAAAGGCTAAAGGAAGACATATAAGTCAAGATGCAGGAAGTTTGACAATACTAAAACCTGCTGGTAGAGAGAAAATAAGAAGGATAGAGAACGCTTTAGCATGGGCATTGAATAACAGCAAGATACACATAGTACAAAGTGTACCTAATGCTTATAAAGAAAGATTAAAGATGGAAATGGAGAGATTTCCTTTTTGGCATGATGATGGATTAGATGCACTTTCTTATGTTTACGATATGATAAAAGACTTACATTTGGCGTTCAATTCACAGATGTTTAATCAAGAATTACCTAAGATAAATATTGCTGTAATATAAATACTTGACTTTTTATATTTTTTATGCTAATGTAACTTTAAGTAACAATGTAACCAAAAGTAACAAGGGGTAATCATGGTAGGTAGGCGAGATATTGAAAGAATGCTCGATAGAATTACTGAGGGTACAAGACCGGATGGAGTTATAAGTGAAGGTGCTGATAAGGGCAGACCTGTCTGGTTTGATAGAGAGCGGAATATTGTTATAGTTGACAAGCGTTATAAGCCTTATACAGACAAAATAATCGATAGAATACAGAAGGAATTTGCATAATGGCAAGAAGAAAGAAAATATCAATCGACCCTGAAATAAGCACATTAGAGTATTGCCTTAAGAATATCAAAGATATATATGATGATATGTCAACGCTCAATAATGAGAAAGAGGATGCATTTCGTTTTTATAGAGGCGATGCTGATATAGTTCCTTATACAGATGGAAGCAGTAAGGTAACTACTAAAGATTTACAGGATTTAATTGAATGGGCGATGCCTTCGCTTTTAGATATATTTACCTCAGACACAGAAGTAATTTCACTTAAACCTCAAGGGCTTGAAGATACAGAAGCAGTAAGAAATCAGGATGTTTTAATTAATTATCAGATAAAATCCCAAAATCCTTGGTTTAAAATAGTAAATTCAGTAGTAAGAGATGGTTTAATGCTTCGAACAGGTGCTGTAAAAGTAACTTGGGGAAAAGAAGTAGTTGAACTTGAGAAATCTTATGAAGATTTAACGGACGAAGAATACTTTAGTAAATTACAGGAAGATAATATTGAAGTAGTTTCTCATAAAGAAGAAATAGAGCAAGAAGAAGTAGTAGATATGTTCGGTATAGTTCAAGTTCCTTCTCTTAAATCTCATGATTTAACGCTGAAATATAGATTTGAAAGAGAAATGCCCAAGATTGTGCCAATTATGTCTGAAAATATAGGATTCCCTATAGATACTTGTGATATTGAAGATGCTAAGTTTGTATATTGCAAAGTATTAATGCCTAAATACGAATTTACTGAGAAATATGGCAAAGAAAAGGCTGATTTAGTAAATGCAACGCTTAAAGACTTAGAAGGGAATACATGGAAGGGGCATCCAGTAACACAGCAGCGTTATGAAGATTTGGGTGGATTAGCTAACTTTTTTTATGATAAGACAAGAGATGAATATATAGTATATGAATGTTATTACAGAAATAGGGATACAGGCAAACCTTGGGTGACCGTCCTTTGCGGTGAAGAAATCCTCTCTGATGAGGAAAATAAATATGGTTCGCCTCCCTTTGAAATATTTAGTCCCATACTTGATGCTCATAGAGTTATAGGACAATCATTTTATGACCTTATAGTAGAGATTCAGAAACAGCGTACAATGCTTGTACGGCAGATAATGAACAATGTTTATAAGAGTAATAATGGGAGGTTTTTCGTTGACCCTTCAAGAATTAACCTTAATGATTTGGCTAATAGCACTAAACCTTTTAGTATTGTTAGGACTATTGGTGACCCATCATCGGCAGTAATGCCTGAGCCTAATACACCTCTTTCACCTTTTACTTTTAATCTTTTAGAGATGATTAATATGGAAAAGGATTACCATTCAGGAGTGCCAAGAGCATTTCAGGGGGTAAATAAAGAAGAGTTTAATAAGACATGGAGAGGTCAGGCACAGCAGGTTCAACAGGCAAGCATGAGAATAAATCTTATTGCCAGAATATTTGCAGAAACATTCTTAGTTCCATTAGTTAAAAGATTAGTTAAATATAATATACAGTTTATGGAGAAAAAGACAGCAATAAGGGTACTTAATACCTTTGTTGAAATTACGCCCGATAATATTCTTGGATTTCCTGATGTAATAGTTAATGTAGGCGTAGGTAATGCTGATAAACAGCAGACGATACTTTATATGCAACAATTATTGGGAATATATGCACAGGCTTCAAAGGCAGGGTCTCCAGTAGTTACAAGTGATAATGTATATGCCGCTATGAGAGAACTTGTTAAAGCTATGGGATACAGAAATATAGATGACTTTGTAACTAATCCTCAGTTGGTACAAAAGCTAAATAGTTTAATGGTTTACTTTAAAAATATGGCTCAACAGGCAATACAGATGGGTATGCAGATACCTCCAGAAGTAGGGCAGTTATATATGGATGTAGAGAGAACGCTTAATGTAGGACAACAGGCACAACAGATAGAGCAAGGTGGTGGAGGTGAACAATCACCCCAACCGGCACAGCCTATGCAACCAACTAATATGAGTCAAGGTGGAAATTTTGGATAAAAAAGTAGAGTTTATAGAAAGCACAGAAAAGCTTGATGCTTATACAGCATTAGAGCATACAAAGAGTTTGCTTAATAATCCAATTTATATGCGTGGGATTAGAAGTATTGAGGCAAGGCTTATAGATGAGATAAGGACTTGTGAGCATAGCGATTTATTAAAAGTAAGATTAAAGCTCGATGCCCTGACTACAGTTGACAGTTATTTTAGAACTGTTGTAGCGGAGGCAGAGTTTGAATATGAGCAAAAAATGAAAGGAGATTCAAATGGCTGAATTATTGCTTGAAGAGTTGGAAGCTGAACAGGCAACCCCGACAGAATCGGCAGAAGAAATTACTTCTACACCGGGCGCATCTGATTTAGAAGAATTTGTAAATTCTATACCAGAGGTAAAGGAAGAAGTAAAGGAAGTAAAAGAGGAACAGAAGGAGGAAGCTCCAAAGTTTCAGGCTTACACAGAGGATGAGTTTAACGAAATTCTTGACAATGATGGTAAGTTCGATGCCAAACGGCTTACACCTGCTCAGAAGGTTATACAGAAGTCGTTTGAAAGACACTACCAGAAAAAGTATCAAGAGGTCGCTGAACTAAAAAGGCAGTTAGAAACGCAGAAGCAACAGGAAACCAATCCGACCGAAAGTGACGATGATAAATGGTACCGTGCTTATAGTGCAAATCCTGTACAAGTATTGGACACTTTAAATGCAAAGATTGGAGAACTTGAAACTATTGACCCTTGGGATGAAAAGTATAAAGAAGCAAGGGCAAGTATAGCTAAAATCAATGCCTTTAAAGACAGACTTGTAGCAAGACAAAGACAGGAATCTGAAATAGCAACGAGAACCTCACAAATATCTAATCAGATAATTGGCGAGGTAGTTCAGGCGATACCAGATTTTGCGGAAAGGAGCGAAAAGCTAACGGAATTCGCTAAAAGTCAGTATGGTTTCACAAATGAGGAATTATCTTATTTAACCTCGCCTGCTATGGGTAATGTGGCAGTAAAGGTTATAAAGGCGATAAATCAAATGTATAATGTTGCAAATGCGGGTAAGACAGCCGAAACTAAAAGAGTAAAAACATCTGTGCCGAAAGTTTCAAATGAAGCATCGGGTGCATCAGCACCTAAAAAAACTAAAACAAACTTCTCGGCTATGTCAACAGAAGATTTTTCAAAGCTTGCTAATGATGTAGCTATGGGAAGGGCAAGAATAGCATAGGAGGCTAATTATTATGGCAACAGGACAGACAACAACATCGCAGGTAGCGTCCGCAAGAAGTGAGTTTTTTGATAAAACGCTACTCGTAAGGGCATTGCCCTATTTGGCTCATGACAGGTTTGGTCAGAAAAGACCTCTTCCAACTGGGAATAGCAAAGTTATAAAGTTTAGGAGATATGATGCACTTTCAGTAGCAACCACTCCTTTAAGTGAGGGTGTAGCACCGGACAAGACTCAGCTTTCTGTAACTGATGTATCTGCAACTGTAGCACAGTATGGCGCATATGTCGAAATCACCGATATGGTTGATTTGACCAATGTTGAGCCTGTACTTACCGAAACAGCAATGCTTCTTGGTGAGCAGGCAGGACAGTCACTTGACCAGATTTGGAGAGATGTGCTTGTAGCAGGTTCGAGTGTAAGATATGGCACAGCAGTAGCTGGACGTTCAAGCGTTGAAGCTGTAATTACTTCAGCAGACATGGAGATTTCTATTCGCACTCTGCTTAATAACAACGCAAAGATGTTCACAAGTATAGCAAAGGCATCTGATGGTGTAGGAACACTTCCTATTCGTCCTGCCTACTTTGCTATTGTACATCCTGACGTATATTATACTCTTCAGGGAATCAGCGGTTTTATTTCGGCTGAACAGTATGGTTCTCAGGGTGCAGTAACAGAGGGCGAAGTAGGTGCTTACAAGAATCTTCGTTTTGTAATGTCCACTTTTGCAAAAGTATTTGCTGATTCAGGCGGTTCTACTAATGTAGCTAACTTTAAGTCAACCACAGGTGCAAATAAAGACGTATATGCAACACTCATCTTTGGTAAAGACGCTTATGGTATTACCGACTTGGCCGGCAATGGCTTGAAAAACATTAGGAAGGGATTTGGAACAGCAGGAACTGCTGACCCTCTCGACCAGATTGCAACAAGCGGATGGAAAGGCACAACGGTTTGCAAAATTCTCAATGATTCTTTCATGACAAGAATTGAGAATTCTGCTGCTGTTTAGTAATTAAAATAATTGGGGGCTGAAATATGCCCCCTATAACAACTACAGGAGGATTTAACACAATGAAGAAACTAATAGCAATAGCAGTAGTTCTCGCATTTGCCCTTGTTGGGACAGTATATGCGATAGATGTAAAGACAGGAAGCACCACAGGCACAGCGGCAAGGATTAATGTTAGCGTAGGTTATACACCTTCTTATGTAAAGGTATGTAACTACAAGAACAAGGCTTGTCTTGAGTGGTGGAGTTCTATGCAGTTGACAACAGATAATACCACCTCGACTTCAAGAGGTTTGCTTCTCGCTGACAACAACACGCTTTCATATGGTTCTGCAAAACTTGATAATGTATCAAGCACCACAGGCATATTGAAGTACACAGGTTCTTCTTCTGCATCAGTAGGGTTTACAATTGATAACAACACCCTCATTAACAGAAGTGGCGACACAATCTTTTGGATGGCAGTAAGGTAGTAAAACTAAAAAACGAGTGGGGTGAAACGCCCCACAATTAAATACAAGAAAGGAAGTAAAATGAAAAAAATTAAGTGTGAAGTGTATGATGTAGAGAATCCAGAAAACAAGACATTCTTTGTACAAGCTAACGAGAATTACGGTGGAAGGATTTATCCTACAGGTAAAGAGATTATTTTGCCTGAAATTTGTATTAATGTTCTAAAGGATTGCGTTATTGACACATGGGTAAGAAATCCAGAAACAAACAAGGCAGAGAGATATGTTAAACCACGCTTTAGGGTTATTGTACTTGGAGAAGCAGAAAGTGCAACACCTTCAAGAAATAGTAAAGAAAGTAGGTAGACCGCGTAAAGATGAGGGGTGATAAATGACATTTGCACAGATACAAACTACTGTAGCAGCATATTTAAATAGAAATGATTTAACTTCTATGATTCCTACATGGATAAATATAGGACAGAGAAAGTTAGAAAATGGTGTTTATTATGTAGAAAATGGTGTACAGCACTTTCATAATAATTGGAAGTGTATGGAAGAAATGTCAACACCTGTTACAGTAGCTGATAATGCTTATATAGATATAC